ACGTACAGCACGCTCAAAATAATGGCGTATCTTATAAGTAATATCCCGCATTTTAAGTGTTGGGTACGTAAAGAATTTACCTGCAACCACCAAAGATACCAGGGCGAATACCTACACGCTCTAGCCATAGCGGTTAATACAATACCGGATCGTTCCCTAAGTTTTCAGGTTGTTTTTACTGGCTGTGAGGCTGATGAAGATGAGGAAAACCTTCACGGGGGCGCAATGTGGGCTCGGATGCCCTTACAAGCATTAGTCGCAGACATTGTGATGGAGGAGTGGCCGGAGAAAATGGCGGATCATTTGGCACAACCGTGGGACTGTGAATCACGGGACCACTCCGTAATCACGATGGACCGGGTGAGCAGCAGCCCGTGGAAAGCAAAAATTAATCACGAGTTCTACTCGTCAAGGTACTTATTTACAGTTGACTATACGGCTAGCCATATAGCGGATGACCCGGCGCAACATAAACAAAGCCATCTGATGTACATTACAGAGCCGGGTCCGTGGTACGGGAACATGGTAGCCTTACCCAATAACCGTGTAAGGTCCACGAGCCCTGCTTTGTGGCGTACAGGGGAGGGTGCTCCTGATTTTTGCCCTAGCCAGAGGACACATTCTGCGGAAGGGCATGAAAGTTATACAGACCCCTCTATTGTCTTTGACAACTTATACGCAGATAATGGCGAGGATACAGAGGATGACTGAGTATGGCGACTTCCGATAGTACTAATTTCGAATTAGATGTTACCGAATACATTGAGGAAGCGTTTGAGCGTTGTGGTTTAGATGTTCGTACTGGATACGACCTGAAAACCGCCAAACGATCCTTAAACATCATGCTTGCAGAATGGGCAAACCGTGGGCTGAACGCCTGGACTATTCAAGAAGTCTCTATTCCTATGGCTACCTCAATTTCGTCTTTTCCCGCTGGAACTTTGACTATTACCGTGGGATCTAGCACAGGGTACACCGTTGCTGAGACGGTCACCGGGGGCACGAGTGGTGCTACGGCGTCTATCACCAGTATTCCGAGCGCTACCACTCTGGCTATAACGGTACCAACCGCCACGTTTGTTGCGACAGAGAGCATAACTGGCGCAAGCAGCGGAACAGCTTCCACGGTTACTTCAGCCGTTGATTTTTCTGACGTCAATTCTACGATTGATTTATTATCGGTAGTCGTAACAAGGAGTTCCACCGATTTTAGTATAGAGAGACTAAGTCGGGATGATTATATTTCTATCCCTAATAAGACGACGACCGGGAGAGCCAACCAGTATTTCATTGATCGTCAGATCACTCCGATTTTAAACGTCTGGCCTGCCCCTGAGAATGATACAGACATCATAAAGTTTACCCGTCTTACCCGAATGGATGACGTGGATACCATGACAAACACTTTAGATGTACCTTTCAGGTTCTATCCTTGTTTAGCGGCAGGGCTGGCTTATTACCTTTCGGTAAAACGCGCTCCAAACAAAGTACAGTTGTTAAAAACAATTTACGAGGAAGAGTTTGATCGGGCTATGGCCGAGGACCGTGATCGGGCTTCTTTCAATATCACGCCTACTTACATGTATTTTAGGACTTAGAGATGGCTAGATACGCTTCCGGCAAGAATGCTTATGCGATTTCCGACAGATCTGGTCTTCGGTTTCGCTATAAAGACATGGTTAAAGAATGGAATGGTTCTTTGGTTGCTAAGGAGGAATATGAGCCTAAACAGCCCCAGTTAGGGCCTTTTAGGAAGGCAATTGATCCTCAAGCGCTCCGAAATCCCCGTCCACCCACTAACTTAGCCGCCCAACGAAACATCCAGTATGGGTTTGATCCGGTTGGTTTTCGAGGTAATGAGGATCTAACACCAAACCCCTTAAGGGGCACTGGCGGCGTTGGCGAGGTAACGGTGACAACGTCATGAGTTTCACATACGCAACCTTGAAAACAGCTTTGCAGGATTACACCGAGAATGATGAAACCTCGTTTGTGACTAATCTGCCTGTTTTTATACGTCAGGCTGAAGAACGTATTCTTAAAAATGTCCAATTAACCTTGTTTCGCAAGAATGCTTCTGCTTCCACGGAAGCCTCTAACCAGTATCTAAATTTGCCAACTGACTTTTTGGCCCCGTTTTCGTTATCCCTGATAAGTAGCAGTGAACATGTTTTCTTGGACTATAAAGATGTAGATTTCATACAGTCTTTTACTCCCAACTCAGCCACTACAGGCCTGCCCCGTTATTATGCGTTGTTTGACGTAGAAAACCTTATCTTTGGCCCAACTCCAGATGCCGTATATACCGCGGAATTGCACTATTTTTACCGCCCTGCCAGTTTGACGGCTGGAGCAGACGGGGGTACAACGTGGTTAAGTGAAAACGCCGAAGTAGCGTTGCTTTATGGAAGTTTAGTGGAATGCTATACTTACATGAAAGGTGAGAACGACTTAGCGCAAGACTATCAGAAGCGGTTCGCAGAAGCCGTTACCGCCTTGAAAATGTTTGGTGAGGCTAAAGAGGTCACAGACGAGTATAGAACCGGCATGGTAATAAGGGCGAAACAATAATGTTTTTGGACCAAGCTAGTACTAATGTAGATTTTGGCATTACTGTCGAAACTTCTTCAAACAGGGGCTTCACCCCGGAAGAAGTAGCCGAGAGGTGCGTAAAACACATAATTTCTGTATCGGAAGATGCTCCAGAAGTTATTAAGGGTCAGGCTCTGGCCTACAAAGAGCATATTAAAGCAGTTGTTGCTTTCTACCTTAAAGAAGCGGTCAAAAGTGATAGAACTACGTTGCATAATGAGCTTAAGAACGCTGGTGAACCGCACCTAGCTGAATTAATTAGGAGATTATAATGGCTTTTGACGGTAATTTCATGTGTACCAGTTTTAAAACGGAGTTGTTAACCGGTACACACAACTTTACAAATTCCAGCGGTAACTCTTTTAAACTAGCGCTTTATACGAATAGCGCTACCCTAAACGCCTCCACTACAGCGTACACTACGTCGGGTGAAGTGGCTAACGGGAACGGCTACACTACGGCGGGTTCAGCTTTAACTAATGTCACGCCGACTAGTTCTGGAACAACCGCTTTCACCGATTTTGCAGACCTCACTTTTGGAAGTAGCTCAATTACTGCGCGGGGCGCTTTAATTTATAATGACACCAATAGTGATAAATCGGTGATTGTTCTAGATTTTGGGGCGGACAAAGCCTCATCTTCGGGTGACTTCGTAATAGTTTTTCCTGCTGCGGATGCTAGTAACGCGATTATACGGATTGCCTGATGGCAAATGCGATTGCGGCCTTTACTGGATGGGGTTCGTCTACCCAATCTTGGGGGGCCTCAACGTGGAACGGTGGTGTAGCCACCACAACTAATGCTACGTCGGCAGTTGGGTCGGTAACTGTTGTTATTAACACCCAGGCCGATTTAACTGGTTTGAGTGCTTCCGGGGTAGTTTCTACTGCTGACGTTGTTATTATCGAAGGAACCGGTGTAACAATTTCATTAACGGGTTTTTCCGTAACGGGATCGGTTGGAACCGTTTTAGTTTGGGGTAATTTAATACCGGATATCAATTCTACCTGGACGGGGGTAGCCCCGAGTATAGATTCTACCTGGACTGAAACAACCGTTACGCCTTAATATAACGAAGGCTACAGCTTGAGGATACTTTAAATGGCTAGTACATACACTACCTTTCTCGGGATTGAAAAACCTGCCACAGGAGAACAGTCCGGAACGTGGGGAGACACTGTAAACACAAATATGGACATGCTCGATCAAGCAATTGACGGGATTATATCCATAACTTTGTCCGCAACAGGATCGACAGGTTCTCCAAATACCATACCTATCACGGATGGGGCTGTATCAAACGGTCGAAATAAATTTATAGAATTCGTGGATAGCGGCGATATTGGTGGAACTGTCTACGTTCAACTAACACCAAATGATGCTGAAAAAACTGTTCGTATTCGGAATAGTCTATCTGGATCACGTTCTATTTTACTGTTTCAAGGCACTTACGATGCGGCTAACGACTTTGAAGTCTTAGCTGGTAGGGATTATTACCTTAAATTTAATGGGGCCGGGTCTGGGGCTACCGTAACTGACATAAATGCCAACCTAACCGTTACAATCCTGAATGCTACGACTTTAACCGCATCTGGCGTCATAACCGGTGGAACAGTTGAGGCCACCACGGATACTGCTGCTAGTGACAATGCCGCGATGGGATACACTAGCGCGGAAGGTTTAATACTTACAGGTCAGGGCTCTAGCACTGACGTCACAATTAAAAATGACGCGGATGCAACCGTTATATCGATTCCAACAGGGACCACCAATGTAGATATTGTCGGAGTGGCGACTGCGACTACTTTTGAGCCGGACGGAGATACTGCGGCAAGTGATAATGCGGCTATAGGTTACACCGCTGCTGAAGGTATTATCGTAACGGGCCAGGGCTCCACGTCTGATGTAACTTTGAAAAACGACGCAGATGGAACTGTTCTTACCATACCCACAGGCACCACCAGCGTAGACGTTGTTGGGGATTTCACTGCGGGAACCTTGAACGCTGACGCAGACACTTCCGCCAGTGATAACGCTGCTATAGGTTACACATCCGCTGAAG